CGTTGAAGCCGTTAAAACGCGCATACGCTGCGCGATCTTGCGCAGGCTTTGCGCGGAAGTTGGCGCATTTGCGTTTAGCGTCGGCACTACGCCGCTTGTCGTCGTCGTTGCCGTCGAAACCGCCAGCGTGCGATTAGCCGACAAATCCGCGCTCGCCCCGCCGTCGATCGTGAGCGGTGCGGTTGTGGTGAGCGTGCGCGAGGTGGGCACGCCGCCGCCTCCGCCTGCGACTTGGTATTCGTAATTCGCCCACGCGCCCGAGTGGTAAATGCGCTCTAAAATCGTGCCAGCCGTTGAGAACGTGTTGGCTCCTTGGGTCAGCGTGCCGTTGCGGACAAACACCGTGTAGCCCTTGCCTTCAACTGGCGACGGGTCGGTTACGGTGCCGCTCGCCACCATCGTGTAAACGCCGTCATTCGCCGCCGTGAAAGAACCGCTCTTTACTTCGGCTTTGGATTGCAGGGAGGTAAGGTCGCTGGTTAGCGCGAGCGTGCCGGATGCGCTCGGCAATAGCACCTCTCCGCCTCCTATGTTCTGGAGTAAAAGCGTTCCGTCGTCGTTGCGTATAAGGACCTGGCCGCCCGAAGAGACTAGGCTTATCTGGCCGGAATTCGAGGTGGTCCCAATTTCAACTTGTCCCGCCGCACTCAACTCCAGCACGTTGCCGCTCGCCTGCCCTACGTCGCGGGTCGCGGCGGTGCCGAGGCCGATAACATCTTGCGCGGTTACTGTGCTAACGCCACCCCCGCCGCCTCGCGCAGCTACAAGCATCCATTGCTTTGACCGCTTGGAAGGCGGCTCCGTCGGGTCATCCACAAGCGCGATGTAGGATGAGCCGTTAGACGAGACGTAATCAAACGCCTTGTAAGTCTCGCCGCTCTGGTATGCGCCACGCGGATTGAATGACTTCGGCGCGCCGCCAACCTGCGCGGCAAACTCGCTTTTGAGTGCCGCCAACTGTGCTGGAAATTCAAGCGTTATGCGCTCCATCTTGGCGGACAACTCCGCCGCCTTAGTCTCGCTATCCTTGGCCAGCGTGTCGGCAAGCCCACGCAGCGCAGCGTTAAACCGCGCCTCTGTCGCCTTGGCTTTTTTGTCCTCCTTGCTCGCCGCTGCCTCAAGCGTTTGGATGCGTTTAAGCGACTCCGCCAAACAGCGGGCCAACTTTATTTCGCGGTCGTGCGTCTCGCTCAGGCACTCGGCAATCTTGGTCAGTTGTGGATTCATTTAGCGGCGTCGTTGAAACCAGAGAGCAAGTCGTTAAAATTCTTCACCTCGCCCACTTCCTTGCCGAGCTTACGCACGGCTACGGTGTTGCGGGTAGTGAGCCCACGGGCAACGGATATGTGCGCCTCCATCGCGGCTTTCGTGGTCGTTGATGGCTCCGGCGGAAGCGCGGCAACGGCGGCGGCGACTTTGCTTGCGGACTCCTTGGCCATGCCAGCGGAGAACATGAGGGCTTGCGCCTCGTCCTGCGTTACATCGCCGGAGCGTTGGTTTTCAAGGATAGATAAAACCGCCGTCACCTGCGCGCCATTGAGCGGGGCAAGCTCTGCGGTAATGTCGGGGAACGCAGAGAACTGCCCGCCCGCGCTAGGTGCGGACGCTTCAACCGCCGCCGCGCCTACATTTTCGCCGGACGCCACCGCCGCCGCCGGAGTCGAGGGGAGCGAAGTGGTGATAAGCTGAATTGCCGTCTCCGGCACGCCGTATTTGGTCGAAAACTCGCGCACAAGGGCGGCTTCAATCGCCTTCTGCTCGAGCACGCTTTCAAAGTCGGTGCCTTGCTCGGCTGCAATTTGCTGCCCGCTCTTAATGCCTTGGCGGTGTTCGTTGAGATTGGCAGCGGATTCGCGGCCAACGTCAATCGTCATGCGGGCGGGCCAACGCCATTCGCCCTTGGTTGCGCGGCGGATAGCCTGCGCGGGAGTCTCGCCGTTTTTCGCGGGCGGCATGGGCAGTTCACCGTTGGCGATAGCGGTTATGATAACATCGTCCTTGATGGGGTCGAGAACCTTGTCGGTGAGCACGCCACGCTGACGGTCCCACACGCGATCAGCCTGCGCGAACTCCGCGCGCACGTTTGGCCCCTTGTAGCCTTGCGTCCCAAACAGCACGCCGCGAGGGATGCCGAGCCCCATTGCAATTTCGTCCATCAAGTGCTCAACGAATCCGGTAAACGCGGACGATGGGCGGGCGGGCATCACCTCCACCTTGTCGGAGGTGTTGAAATACTTAATCATTCCAACGTCGCTCAGCTCGTCTTTGCGCTGCTGGCCATTTTCGAGAGCGATTGACGGGGCTGGCGAGAACGCTTGACGGGGCGAAGCAGAGCCGCGCTCATTAAACACTAACGCCGCTTGCTGCGAGGCGAAGCGCACGCCCACTTGCTCCGCGTCCAAGATGCCCTTGAGCATCCGCGCCGTATTCAGCACGGCGTGAAACTCACTAACGCCGCGATATTGGTCCGCACGGAAGGGGTCAAAGTAATGCACGAACGCACGCGCAGGAACGTCTTCGGGATCGTGGTAAGAGCCGTTGCGGTCGCGTCGAAAAATGCGATATGCGACAGGCTCGCCAAATGCGCCCAACACGATTCCGTCAATGTAGCCGTCTTGCGTGCCTGCTTCCTGCGGGTTGCCGATGAGGTCGGCAGGGACGAGTTGCAAGCGTATTCCGTCCTTGGTTTTGCGCTTGACGAAGCCGCAGTCGCCGTCAACGGGGCGCATCTGCAACGCCATGCCGATGAGTTGGCGGAAGGAATGCCGCCCCGTAACGTCCGCCTTTTTGCACCATGCATGGAAGTAGTCGGAAACAGCGCGGTCATATTCACGGCTTCCGGTTGCCGGACTCCACTCGTTCGGAGTGCAGGAAAGCGCAAACTTTTCCGGCACGCCAGCAACGGCGGAAAAGTTGGCAATAAGGTCTCGCGCCTCAAACATCATCGTGTGCCGTTGGCGGACGATCTGCGCGCTCTCTGCGGGTGCTTCGTGTGTCTTGGGTGAGAAGAGACGATTGGCCTGCGCTGCCTGATACTCGAAAAGGTGAGACGCAACGCGAGCCTGCAACCTACGCAAGCCCCATGCGGGCGCGACGGTGGCAAGCGCACGCTCCCATTGGGGGCGGGATTTAACTACTCCGGCAACGTCGAGTTGATTCATAAATTACCAAGTGCCGGAGCCGTTAAACTTAACGTATGTGACTTCGGCGGTGTTGCCGTTGGCAATGTCAAGCGCGGCCTGCAACTGACCCACCATGTCCTTGACTTCGGCAAGGTTGGCGCGGGTCAGGCTGCGCCCGTTTAAGCTGTAACTCTGATTCGTGAGAATTGCGGACAAGCACGCAACCGCCTGCGTCTTCAGCGTCGTCAGTGTCGCAGAATCCAAGCCGATAAAAGGGTTTGCCAGAGCCATATAAAAGCGCGGATTCGTAAAACTTTACGGGCGGGGGCGGATATGGCTAAAATATCGCTTTGCATGATAGTGGGCAATGAGGCTTTGCACATCCTCACATGCCTTAACTCGTTTGCGCCCGCATTCGATGAGTTGTCCCTTGTGCGGGCGTGCGGCAATCGTGCGCCGGATGACACGGCGGCAACGGCAGCGGACTGGTGCGCGGCGAATGGTAAAGGTTTTATCTTCCATGAATACAAGAACGGAGCAAGCGCGGCGGATTGGGACCATGTGGATTCGTTTGCGGCAGCACGGAATGCCAGCTTTGCGCAGGCTACGGGCGATTGGCTAATGTGGTGCGATGCCGACGATGTTTCCGATGGGATTGCAGGCGTGCGCGAGCTTGCCGAGAAGTCAGATGCGGACTTGCTGCTCTTCCCCTACGATGTGCCAGGGACCAATAAATCCCCCGTGCGCGAGCGTGTCATTTCCCGCAAGTTATGGGAGCGCGGGCGGCGATGGGTGTTTGCCGTGCATGAGAATTTCGCTTGCGAGCCGGAGGATAGGCGCGAGGTGCACCAATGGCCAATTTGGCGACACGCACCCGTAGCCGAAAAGCCCGTTTCGCACGGGCGAAACCTGCGCATCCTCGGAAACCAGCTAAAAGACGCATCCAGCCAACTGTTCTACGTCCACCAAGAACACTATTACGCCAAGTCGAAAGCCAAGGCGCGGGAGTTTGGCGAGCTTGCGCTTGCCATGCCCAACCTTCACCACTCGTTCCGCTTTGAAATCCTGATGAACCTTGGCCGATTGACCGAAAACACGGCGCAATCGCTCGCATATTTCGGCCACGCATTCGCGGAAAACCCGCATCTACGGGAGCCGCTTGCCGCCCTTGTGCTGGCGAACCTTGAGCTTGGCAACCATGAGCGCGCAGAGGACTGCGTGCGCGCCATGCTCGCCATCCCTGAGCCCCCGCCGCATCGCCGCCCTTGGTCATTTGAGGCTAAGTGGTATGGGTGGGCAGGCTTTGACCTTGGCGAGCGGATTGCACGGCTGCGCGGGCACACTCCGCCAAAGCGTGAGGGCGTGCGGATCTCGCTCCTACACGCAACACGCGGGCGGGCACAGTTGGCTTGGGAATGCCGAGAACGTTGGCTGAACATGGCCAGCAATCCGGCGGCGATTGAGCACATCATGGCGGTTGATGCGGACGACGAGGCGAGCATCGGCCTTGCGCGCCAATTCAATCATGTGATCGTTGAGGCAGGGTCATGTGTGCGCGCTTGGAACGCAGCGGCAAAGGTGGCAAGTGGCGAGGTTCTTGTGCAGTTGTCGGATGACTGGATTCCATGCTACGGATGGGATGCCGCTATCTTGGCAGAGCTTGGCGATACGTCACGCGAGGCAGTTCTCGCTGTGAGCGACGGCAACCGCACCGACTCACTGCTGTGCATGGCAATACTCACCCGCGCACGCCTAGAAAAGCAGGAAGCGGGCGAGCTGTTTTCGCCGGAGTATCAGTCGGTGTATTCTGACAATGAGTTTTCGCATCGTGCTTGGCGTGACGGCGTGGTGATTGATGCACGCGAGCGGGTCAAGTTTCGCCACGTTCACCCTTTCTTCAATAAGGAGGTGCCGATGGATGCAACCTACTCGGCAAGCAATGCGCCGGAGCGATACAAGGCGGGCGCGGAGACATTTGCGCGGCGGAATCCTGATGCGGTTAGTAGGTAAAGGCAGAGGAGGTGCAGGAAAGTGTTGCGGTTTCTGTTCGCCAAGACGGGCCAGCGTCATTGACGCCACCGCCTTCCCAATTGAACGGAATGCCGAGAATGTAAAAAGTGCCGCTAGATGGCGGCGTGCCGCTTATTGTGCCGTAGAGCGTCTGCGAATTTGGATTGCGGATAATTATCTGATCGGTCGATGGAACGGTGCCCTGAAAAAAAGTGAACGTGTAGGCGATTTTGATATATCCCGCCGTGGTGCTTTTGCCTGTGTAAATAATCAAAACAAACCAGCTAGACACCCCACCCGAAACGCGATTTGCCAAACGGTAAACCGATTGCCCAAGTGATAGGGTGGCGCATACTCGCTTATAAGGTTCCGTCGCCGGATAGCCTGCCCTGTAGTAGCTGCCCGCCGATATGTCGGTGTTATTTGGCGTAAACGGCAATGATTCAGTAGGGCCAAGCGTCGCCGTCCAGTTTATATTCACGCCTGCCTTGGTCCCCGTAGTGGTAAATTCCAGTGATTCAAGGTTCCAAAATAGGGCCATTGCGTCGGCTAGCGGAACATCAACCGAATCCAGCCCTGTCATACTAAACGTAGTGGGGCAGATAGGAAACGGGCGGTGATGCTTAAATTTTGCCGCCGTGCTCATTCAATCCTTTTAACGGCCAGCAAAACCGTAGCAGGCGAGCCGTTATCGCAGATTGTAAACTCTTCGTAATTGAGCGCAACGGAGATAATGCGGTTCTCCTTGGCATCTGAAATGGAGATTCCCGCGCCCGCCTGCAACGGCGGATTCGCGGCAATGACTTCGTTAAGCTTCTCAACGATGCCAGCAAACGCCGCCGGAGCCTTGGCAATAGGTTTGATTGGTCCGCTCATTTGGCCTTAATGTTTACCGTTTTCCGCACATGGAAATTGCCTTCCCATTGGTCGAGTGATTGCGCCTCTGCGGTCAATGAAAATGCGGTGGGCGTTGTTGCGTCGATCAAGGTCAATGCCTCGTATGTGGTGTAATCCGGCGTAGATGCGGACGCAAAGTAACCGGCATTTGCAACGTAGTTATCAGACAGCAAAGGCACGGTTACGCCGTTGGGGTTCTTTAGTAG